ATGCAAACAATAGACAGAAACGAAATTGCGAAAGATATAAATGCAAAAATCGCAGGACTTGGACGCTCGATTCAAACAAACTGGGAATTAGGATTTGAAGAAGGGCAAATTATTACATTAGAAAAGCACGAAAGTTGGACAGACGGTGGTGCTTTTACAGTATGTAATGATTGTCCTGTTGAATATAATTTTGAAATTGAAAATGAAGTACCTTGCCACGTTGTTGATTATGACAATGAAAATGAAGTAATTGCACTAGGTGCTGAAGATTGCGAAGATGAAAAAGAAGTATTGTTACCTGCCGGAACAAAATTAGAAGTTGTGTACGGTGAAGACGCTAGCGACAACGAAGAAATGGGATATTACACTGTAATTTTTAGATACGTAGAGGAGGAAAAATAAATGGCTGGATTTATAAAAAAATACTTAGATGGAAAAGATTGGACAATTTATCAATTAGGAAATGCGACAGGACTCGCACACCAAACAATCCGAATGGCAGACAAAAAAACAGTGGACCAAATGTCTGCAAAAAATGTACGACTGACAGCGGAAGTTTTCGGCTTTACAGCGGGCGAAATGCTAGACGAATTCTACGAAATTGAAAAAGAAATAAATAATGATGAGATTTTAAAAGAGTTAACAACAGTATTCGAAAAATATGGCTATAACACGGATGAAATCAGCACGGAATTACTTGACGGCGAAAAGATTAAACTGGATATGAACGATGACGATATAACTAAACTCGCTGAGTCTGTGAACGCTACAGAACATTTTACTGCTTATTTAGATGATTCAACTGATTATATGATTGTTGAGGCAATACAATGAATAATCATATTACCGACTTAGCTGGACAAGTTTTTGGGAGATTGACTGCGAAAGAGTTTGTTCGTTCTGAAAATGGAAATGCGGTTTGGAAGTGCGTATGCGAGTGCGGTAATGAAAAAGAAGTATTAGCTCAGCATTTAAAACGAGGTCATGTTCAATCTTGCGGTTGTTTAGCTAAAGAAAATGGGCGTGAATATGCTGAAAAAAATTTAAGGACAGAAACAGCACAGAAAAACGCCCTTAAAAGAAAACTAGAAGTAGACGCAGTCGATGGCACTATGAAATCAGCTTTAACTAGAAGCCTATCAACAAGAAACAAGAGTGGGATAAAAGGCGTGCGTTGGGATGAGAAAAGAAATAAATGGGAAGCTTCTATTACCTTTCAAAAAAAATTACATTTTTTAGGCAGATTTGAAAAGAAAGATGATGCCATAAAAGCACGTAGAGATGCGGAAGATAAATACTTTAAACCGATTTTAGATAAAATTAATTGATATAACAATTACGCTAAGCTTATGTTTAGCGTGTTTTTTTGCATAAAAAAAACCCTAACGGCAAGGTTAGGGGGTTAGTTTACACCATCATCTTTAGTTTATCTACTTCAAACTTAAACCTAGAATTAATCATATGGTTGATTTGTTTTGTTGTGTCAATAAATGTTAAATTACTCTTTATAAAATCAAAAGAATAATCGTTTAGTAATTTTATTAATGCTGAATTTACAAATGAAGAATTGACACTTGTAAAACCATTAAAGGACACTTCAATTTTAGTCCCAGCAGATAATGCTTTTTTAATTTCCACTCTCACCACATCACCATCTGCATTTGAAAATGCATTTTGAGTTATATTGTTTATATATAATTTTACCATACAAATTCCTCCTCCGGATTATTCACTTTTCTAGCTAATTTTGCATCAATATTAAATTCATAGAAAGTTCCTGGATAAAACGATTTCTCTTGCGAACAAGACATATTATTGTTGCTAGCTGTAATTATACCATTATTTGAATGCAAATGTACAACACCAAGATTGTCATTAGTGATTGCTTTAATAATGTTTCCAATACCCGCGCCTCTGTTGTGGGGCTGATTTTCTGAACTAACTCCGAAATCAGTTGCCTTTTTCAATAGCTCTGAATCAGATAGTTGTGGAAATTTTTTACGCAATGACATAGGTATGCCCACTCCAAAATCTGAAACACATATTTTTATTTCTTCGGCTCTAGGGAAATATTGCGCGGATATACAAGCAGTTCCAACAGTCGAATGATCAGCTATATTATTAAAAATTTCTTCAAGAGAAATTTGTAGATAATCTAAGTCTGCCACATTGACATTTAATATCCCGCCTATCCATGGGATAAAACTATTTCTAACCCAGCTAACAGAGTCCTTATAGTTAATTAATTCTAACGGACACGTATTTCTTCTTTTCCCCAAAGGTTCTGAAATTTCAACATCCATATACTCAGAAAAAAATTCAATATCATTTAAAAATTGCATTACCTTTTTATTTTCAGAAGTTGGAGAACTGGACGTATATCTCTTAAATTTAATAGACACATCACATTTATTAAGTTGTAACCACTCAATTGTGTTGCTAAGTATTGTTAGCCCTGAGGGTTCAATAAAACTCAAGTGTTCCAAGTTAAAAATTATTTTTTTACATGTTGGAACTAAACTCTCATTTATACATTGTTTTAGTACACTGTACATTGTATCTCTATTAAATTGTGGAGGTAATATAACTTCTTTTTCTTCCAAAACACTCATCCCTTTGTTTATATTATTACAAATATACCTTAAAATAAATATTAAAACAATATAAAATTAAGCATGTGTGTACTTTATTATATAATAAATATTTTGCTAAAAAGTATCATTGCATAAAAAAACCCCCGCAAAAGCGAGGGCAACAAACTAAATCTTTTTAACAAACTTCTTGTTAGCAGTGAGATAGTAACCGCTCTTCGTCTTCAAGCGAGGTGTTCCGCCTTTCGTTTTCCCCATCCCAGAAATCGTGAAGACTGTGCCAACCGGATATGTGCCACCGGTTTTATTTTTTGTTGTAAAGTCTACTGAATTGTATAGATCACATTGTACTAGTGTTTTAATTTTTCGTGGATTTTCTGTGTAGTAAACGTTCTTATTTGAGCTTGCAGATGGCTTCGGTTTGCTTGCGCTTGTCGATGGAGCTTTTTCACCGCCAGCAGCATCATATAATTCAAAATGCGGATAATCTTTAAAAGACTTCCAATCTCCGCCCCACGCAAACCCTTCTGCTTTCATAGCTGATACAACTGTTTTCCAGCGCGAAGTTGTTGACTCCCAAATAACATTTTTTCCGTCGCTTGTGTATAAACACAAGTCTACCGCAACACCGTAATTATGATTAGATTGTCCACCTTTCGCATTTGTGACAACCGCGCCAGGTTTTGTTCTACCTTGCGCATACAACGCATTTTGTTCTGCTGACGAGCGATAACCTTGCGCAACACACAAATAGATTCCTTTTTTCGCCATTTTTTTAATTACATTTCGGGTTTTATCTGCTACAGATTTATTCATTCCAGAAACGTTTAATTTACGATTTGCTTTTTCGATTAACCATGCCTCTGTTAATGCCATTATTTATCATCCTCTCCATATTTTTTGCTTCGATTAGTAAATTGTTCAAATAATCCAGTACCACCAGCTCCTGCTAAAGCGCCTGCCCAAATCATCGTTGCAAGCGATCCAGAGCCGTCCAAAAACGTTGCTAATGCGCCCAGAATAGCACCAATAAGTATGCTAGCAGTCGGAAGCCACTTAGACGGGACTAACTCCGTTTTCTTAATCGCCTGAACAAAAACAGGCGTTACAACTACTAAAAATGTCATGTAAACTAGTAACTCTTTTCCAAACTCCATTTCTATCATCCTTTACTTCGTTATTTTGTGTTCCAACAAATCTACTTTGTGAGCTAACTTTCCGACTGATTTAGACAAGCTGTCAATTGATTGTTGTTGCTGTTTCATCATGTCATTTTGCCTATCCATCAATCGCTGTTGTTCGTTCATCGTACTTATAAATTTATCTCTCTCTTCTTTCGATTCCTTATTACGCTTCTCTCGTTCTTCCTCCACTTTTTCGCGTTCTTCTTTCATTTCTATTCTTACAATTTTTGAATCATCCCAAATTCTTTTTGTGATAATTAGTAAGATTATAAAAAGCGCTACAAAGAGCGCCGCGAAGAACATTTCTTTCGCTAAAGCATAATCAAAAACTTTTGTTAGCCCCTCATACATTTTCATCATCCCCCATAAAAAATAAGCCTATTCGGCTTTAATCTAAAACATAAAATAATTGGTTTAACGCAAAATAAGTAACGCTAGTGTCGGCTGGTATAAATCCCATCGCATTGCTTGACGAAGCATGCACTCGTCCGCCGCTTGCTTTGCTCGTTGGTGCGTAAGCCATCGCGGTTTTCGTTGTTTGTACCTCAAAAGGAACAGAAGCGAAAGCATTATTTGTAGCAGTCCATGCAGTTGATTTTTGAACTTGACCGCGGAAGATAGCAAATCTAATTCCAAAAACACATATGATTCTGTATTGAGGTGTGTTACTTTCTGCCGTTGAATAACCTGCGTTTAGCGGTAAATCTTTCCAACTTGTGTTATAAAACGAATCTGCATTTACAGATAAAGTTGTTTGTCCCTCCTTGGAGAAATCTAACGAATCACCGCGTAGCATTGCCTCTTTTAGTTCTCCGGAAACATTATGATCCATCAGTTGCTGTGCTACTTTCACACCACCGAGCGTTGTAACATCACTTTTTAAAATAGTAGAGCCGGCACCAGTTGGCAGTACTGTAGCAGCATTAAAGCCATCGTCATTCATCGTGACTGTCCCAGTAAACAAATTTCCTTCTTCATCACGATAATTAATATTGTGAATAAATTCAGCACCTGTGATACTCCCACTCTCTACATCACCTAATTTCGCAGTAATCGCTGATAACTCCCCGACTTTTAAAGCGTTATAATCCAGAGGTATTTCTTTCCAAATTATCCCATCCCACTTAAAAACACCTGTTATAGTATTTTCAATCTCATCTATCTTGAACCATGTATCGTTTATCTTTGGAATAGATGGCGGTAGCTCACCATAAAAAGGTTTATTGTTATCACCAGCTTTCATTAACGCGTCATTAGCTGTATCTATTGCTGTGACAGCGGAATCTTTAGCATCATTTGCTACTTGTTTTGCATCTGTTGAATTTGTATTCGCATCATTTGCTACACTTTCGGCACTACTAGCGATTTGCTGTGCTGTTTCAGCCTTATTACTTGCGATTGAGGCAACTTTATTAGCATTTGTTGACACCTTCGCGTTTTCCCTCAATTGATTTATAATCGCAGGTGTAGCCGAATTAATATCAATAAAATCACCAACTACGCAAGTGCTTTTTGACATATCGCTATAACAAATATTTAACTCAATAACCCTTGCTTGTACTGTAATTGGAGGACTCATTTCTAAATCTACAATTCTTACAAAACTTCCTTTTCTTATTCGATGTGCTTCAAAACCATAGACTTGTTCTAACATTAAAATATTTGCTTCATATTGATATGCTGGTGTTGACAACTTTCTAAGTTCTAAAGTACCCCATTGTTTCAACGCTGCCGCATTTGTTATATTTTCATTTACAATCTTAGTCATTAAGTAACCTGTTCCGCTTGGATTGTATTGCTCATTTGCTTCATCATTATAGATATAATTCAATCCTCCATTAACAGAAGAAATGTTTAATTGTGTCCCGTCAGCTTGCGTTGCGCCAAGAGGTATAAGAGCGGTCTTAATGTTCGTAAATAATACTTTCCTCGTTATTCCTTTAATGCCTGTGCCGCTCTCAATTCGAACACCTTCATTATCCCCAAACTGTTTCGCGACTTTACAATAATAGCCAACTATCCTCCCTTGAAATGTTTTTACATAAAACTTAACTTCGCAATCAAAAGCAGTACAAATTTGATGTAGGGCTTCTTGAGCTGTTATATATCCTGAGAACTCCAAATTTGCAACTGCCCCTACATTTTCTGTATCTTGAGGAATCCATCCACTCCCGCCAAGCACATATGTTAAAGCGGGACCAATAGTAATATTGGAAAAAGCGCGATCTGTCACAATTACATTATTCAAATCAAAGATAAAAACATTTTCGCAAAAGATTCTTTTTTGAGGTTTCGAACTATTGTCATCTCGGATGTCTTGCACTTCAATAATTTTGAATAACAATGAATCATCGTCTAAGTCTTGAAGCATTACATAATTTCCACCTGTTAAATATTTTGAACTTTCGTCATCTGTCGAAACAGAAAACTCATAAGTTGAATCAAAATCTATAACTTTCTCGGTGTGTGAATCATTAAAATAATGAGTTCTATTTGTTGAATCAACGGATATAGATTTTACAATTTCTTTATTTTCATCTAATATCAATAACATTTAAACACTCCTTTAAAAAGTTCTTGGCCTAACGTAGACTGTCCAATCTGCCGCTTCAAACGGAGATACATTTAATACTTCTGTTGTACCGCCAAATAACTTAAAAAAATGACTTCCTATTGCTAGATTCTGCATAAAAGGAATGCCATTTTTATAAATTGTTTCTGTTTCAAAATCAAACATTAATTCATCAGATGCATGCGCTATAACTTGCGGAGCGGTATTTGCAACAATATTTAATTTTTCAACAAGTGTATCTGTGAAAAACAAATCCCGGTTAGGGTCATGTGTGCCTGACACCGCAGCGTATATATTTAATTGAGCTAATTTTTTTGTGTATTTATTAGCGGTATCTACAAATACCTTTTTCTTCGTCCAGACAGGCTTTATATTACTATCTAGTTTGATAATTTCAGCGGTAAATTGATTTCCTATTTTAGTTAAAATAAAGTAACCATAAAAATCTCTGTATTCATTATATGCACCTGTTTGTACCTTCTCTGTCACTGTTTTATATTTTCCGTTAACTTTTTTTCTAGTTGATACTGTTTTGTATGTTTTAGTAACTTTCCCAGCCTCATTAAACAAATCTTTTTCAGGATAATTAGCAACATTTTGATCACCAATAGATATTTTAACAATATTAACTTCGGTATTTGCGGCATTATCTTTTATTTGAAACGTTGCAATTTTTGCTCCTTTTTCATCAACAAGATACACTTCTAATTTACCTTGTTGCTTTTGTGCCGACGCTATGTTTTGAAGGCGCATTCTTACACGCCAGTTATCCTGCGCTTGGGGAAGAACTACTTTACTCATTGGACCATGCCACTGTGCTCCAACACCATAATCAGATGCTCGGAATACATTTGCGGTTGAAGTGAAACTCCCATCAATAATTCCGTTATTTGCGTCTAACTGAAATGTCAAATCTGACTGTTGCATGGGGGTCCATGTAGCTAACACATTCATTGGATCGTTTAAAATTATTTCCGATGGTTTAACAGGAGTTTCTCCAGAATCTGGATCAACTCCTTCGCCAATGTATAAGTAATCTTCTTTATTTGATACAGCGATATAAGTGACATCCTGTTTTATAACTGCTCCAATTACAGGACTTGTAGGTTGTGAACCGTGCACTGGTAATTTGTTACTTTCGCTAGTTAGCTCAAATTCTTCTTGTTCATAATAAATATATGGGTCTGAACAAACAAAATTCAGCGTTGCCCGTCCGTTATATAAAAGCCTATCTAAGTCTGTAGATCCTTCAAATCGACCATAATACGTCTTTTCAGGCGCATCATCAATTACCAAAGAGCGTTCTTCTGCATCTACCTGCATCAACCAATCAGCGACAGATGTAGCCCGCTCACTTAATTCTTTAAGGCTATCTCCAATAATTTGTATTTCTAATTGTATCCCTCGTTGACCAACATTTGGTCCAAAATAAAAAGCGCCAATACGACCACTGACGCTTTCCGTATTGCCTTCGTTCTGAGGGAACAATGGTGGTTTAATGTCAATTATTTCCACATGCTTATCAAATGAATGAATACCTTTATATGTGAATCCTAAACTCATAAAATCACCCCTTGCGCTCGATTAGTTCTAATAATACGGTTGTTTTGAATTTCTGTTATAAAATCTACCGTTTCCTCCGCCACCAGACGACCATCTAACATTGTTTTATTAACAATTTGAATTGGTTGTACTGTAACTGGGTTTCCGCTTCCTTGCGTTGCTATAGAAGCCCCTGAGTAAGCCGTAATTTCTTTTGTGTTCGGGGTAACTGGGACTGAAATAGCAGGTGATAGACTTGTTAAATGTTTTTGCATTTTATGAGCCGCCAAATCTATAGTATTTAGATTCTTAAGCATTCCGACTCCAATTCCCGCTGGCACTTGTTCACCAACTTCATCGCTCATTAGTCGAGAAGGCGAGTGGATTTTCAATCTTTTTTTGATTGTCGATTCAATTGTTTTAGCTAGTTGATCCGCTTGTTTCTCTAGTGGACCGTTCATTTGCTTGAACCCTTGAATAATCCCCGCTACGGTCTGTACACCAAGTTTAGAGCCAGCAGTGCGATATTCTTTTGCTTTATCAAGTTCTTTCAACCAAGAAGCGTTCGCATTTGCCAAATCTTTTTTAGCTTTATCGTTCGCCGCCTTGACAGCTTTATCCATCGCCACTTTATCATTTACAGAAGCGTCTAAGCCCAGCTTGTTTGCATTAGCATGTTTTTTACTCCACTCAGCTTGATATTGTTTCAGTTGTGTATCAGACATTCCCGCAATTGCTTTAGCTTGTCCTGTTGCGCTTACACCCATATTGCGTATCTCGTCTATAAGACCTTTACTAACACCGCGTTTTTTCATTTTATCAAGTTGAGCCATAAAATCTTTTTGTTGGGCTGTTTGTGATTTAAGGTTTTTTGTTAATTCGCTACCACTTGATTTCTCTGTAACAGCAGCATCAAATAGTCCGGTCTGATTATATGCGGCTTCTTGATTTGATTTAAGAGCATCCTTGTATGTCTTTTTCGCTTCATTGATAGAATCCTTAGCCGTTTTATTTATTTTAGCAACATTATCATAATATTTTTGTGTGCTACTTTTTATTGATTTATTAAGTTTAGTTTTTTGTGTATTAATTTCTTTGTTTGCTCCAGCAATATTTAATTTGATTTGTCTTGTTTGCGCTGCATTTAAGCGATATTGTTTATTAATTTGTTTTAATTTATTAATGTACGATTGTGCGCTAATTGCGCCTGTTTTATAATCTACTTGCACATTTGATATTTTATTACTTACATTTTTCGCATAGCTTGTTTTAGTACCTTTTGCATAACGAGGTACGTTACTCAAAGCTTTAGCTGTTTTATCTCCTCGTAATACTTCAGTACCGCGCGGTAGATCAAGAAGAACATTACGCCCTTTTGGAACAAAGCTTTTTCCGTCAGGTGTAGTAATCATTTCTTCGTAGTTGCTTCCCTTTGCATCATTTACTAGAGCTGGTCCACCTTTATGGTTATTCGTACCAGTTGCTAACCCTTGAACGCCCGATGGTGCCTTGCCGTTCGTTTTATAAGCAATTTCTAAAACTTTTTGTTGTCTTTGAGGTATTCTTCCCCAATCCGCAATCATGTTATTAAGTAAATTTCTAACAGTATCTGCATTAGTAAGCGCCGTGAAAGTCTTTTTACTCACTTTTGTTCCATTGTAAGAATAAATATTATTTTTTCCTTCTTGGACCTTGCCTAACAAATCCCTATTATTAGCATATAGGTTTTTAAGATTAATCTTTTGACCGTTGTATTCTACAATCACGTTTTTACCTTGCTCCACTTTTGTTCTAACGTCTGTATTCGTTGCTAGCAATGATTTTAAATCTACTTTTGTGCCGTTATAATCAACAATCATCCCTTTAGATGAGTTTATCTTTTTTAACACATCTGAATTATCAACTACTAAAGTTTTCATCGATGGAGGTAATTTGTCCCAAACTCCCATGTCTTGTAGTGCTTTTTGTAGTGCGAGGCTAGTATCTGCATTCGCAATCATACTTTTTTGTTCAGGCTTCAATTTATCCCAAATACCTAAATCTGACAACGCGTTAGCTACATGTATAGAGTCCTCATAACTGACAATTAATTTCTTTTCGTTGAAAGTCATCTTATCCCAGCGACCACTTTCAATAGTTGCTGTTGCAATAGTCTTTTTAGCATCTGTGGTTAATTTTGCTTCTTTCATGATGAATTTAAGATTATTCCAACCATCATCACTTTTAGCTAAATTGGATACGAATTCACCAACATTGTCTCTTATTTCAGAAGTTTTAGGGTCTAATACTAAGTTGTTCCATGCGGTATCTGCCATTTTTGCTCCATCGCCAATTAGCTTGCTGGCTTCGTCAGCTTTGCCCGCTTTTTCTTGTACATCACGTGTAAATTCGTCATAATCTAGTCCCATATCTTTTAATCCGCGTCGGATGTTTTTTCGCGCTACTTCATTACTTACACCTAACTTGTCGTATAACTGTTCTTGCGTTCGTATCCAAGCCGTTACACTAGATCGCACTGTTCTATTCTGATCTCTATCCAGTTGGTTCATTGCATTATTGTATGCCGTTTTGTCTATTAATCCTTTATCATAAGATTCTTTGAATGCTTTCTTTTGCTTCTTCGTCTCATCTGTTGTTGCTTTTGTGACTTTACCAAGATAGTTAGCTTGTTCAGTGAGTGCTTTTGTGCTTAAATTCTGCACCTCACCGTTCATCGCTTTTATCAGCTGTGTTTTCTTTTTGTTGCTTAAGCCTAAACTTTCAATTTGTTCAATCTGCATATCTTTGTAAATATTGTTAACAATTTTCGATTGTTCAGATGTCATCTTGCCAGTTTTAACCGCATGAGATTGATAAATCTTTTCTATTTCTTTATATTGCGAATCTACGTTTGCCTTTCTTTCTTCTGCTCTCTTTTCAGAATCTTTCATGGCGTTGTCTAGTAACGCTTGTACAGCAGGTGAAGCTTCATCATATGCTTTCTTGAAGTCACCCAATGCATCGTCTGTATTCTTCTTAATTTCGTCCGCCATGTTTTTGAATGCACTGACAATTTTCTCGCTGTCTGCCGTTGCTCCTGATGCAAATGTGTCTAATGCCAATGTACCTTCCGATGCAAACTCATTAAATTTCACCATAGACTTATCTGCCTCGGCGCCAATGTCATAGCCCCACGTTTTCACACGTTCTTTACTCTCTTCAATTTTACTTATATGTTTATCCAACGCATAGATTCCTGCGCCAAGTAAAGCCGCGCCTGCTAAACCAATGACAGCTGGCAACGCTCCAAACGATCCCGCTAATCCTGCCGCTGCCAAACTAGTTCCTTCTACCGCTGTTGTAGTAGCCCCAAACCCCGCTGCCAAAGAAGTTAATTTACTTCCCAATCCCAATATCTTACCTAGCCCCGCGAACCCTTTTATTAGTCCGCTAGTCATTGATACTAGTTTTCCGCCAACCGTTAATACAGGACCAGTTGCTGCAAGAATTCCAGCCCATTTTATAATGTTTTGTTGTTGTTCTCCAGAAAGGTCATTAAATTTATCAATCATTTTATTAGCCCACTCGATGATAGGAGTGAGGGCGGGCATTAATTTTTGTCCTACATTCTGTTCTAACACTTCGAGCGAAGCTTTGAATTGATCCACACCAAATTTACCAGCTTTTCGCATATTATCAGCAACTTGTTTAGTATATCCATTTGCTTCATCAGCGCCCTTAGAATATTTACGTAGAGAATCGCCTCCCGCTTCTAAAAGCGTATTAACAGCTGATAAAGGTTCACGTCCGAAAATCATCGTCAAGAAAGAGTTTTTCTGTGTTTTCGTCATTTTCTTTGTTTTATCATTAATATCATCCAACAAAGTTGGCAAAGTTTTCATATTGCCGTTGTTATCTTCAATTGTTAATCCAACTGCAGACATTGCTTCTGCAGCTGATTTTGAAGGTTTAAGCAAACTTGTAAGCATCCCCCGTAAGCCAGTACCAGCCTTTTGCCCTTCAATACCGCGGTTAGAAAGCAAACCAACAGCTGCTGCTGTATCTGTAAGTGAATATCCTAGCGAATGCGAAATAGGACCGACATAGTTCATTGCTGTTCCCATATCAGAGAATCCAGCCGCTGTTTTATCAGCTACGTAGGTTAGCACGTCAGCAACTTTGTTTGTGTATTCCATCTGCTTATTTGTATCTTTAGAAATCATTCCAAATTGTTCTAATGTTGATGTTGTAACAGACATTACTGTTTCGAAATCATCGCCAGATGCACGAGCAGCATTAAAAATCGCAGGCATAGACGCCATTGTTTGATTAATATCGTAGCCTTTTTTAACCATTTCTTTCATACCGAGCATAGTTTGTTCAGAAGCTACCCCATACTTAACACTAGCTTTCTGTGCATAATCAAAGACTTGTGTATAACGATCGCCAAACTCTTTCGCTGATTCACCAGATTCACGCAATAAAGAGTTAACTTCTGTCACTTCATTATCAAAATCAAGATACGCTTTAGTTGATTTCACCATTCCCGCTACAATTGGCGCCGTAAATCCAACGGTCATTGCGGTTCCAACTTTAGTTAACTTTTGCCCTGATTTTTCAAGCATATTTCCGAATTGTTCAACTTTGACGATAGATGAATCAAGACCTTTAACATTAATGTTTTTCTTATTGATTTTGTCGATATTGTCAGATGCTTTTTGCCCTTTCTTCGCAAAATTATCCATATCCTTATCGATTTTGTTCATCTGGCTTTTATAGCCATTTTCGCGTATTTTTATATCGTAATAAATTTCTCCCGCTTTACTCATGTTTTCACCCCTCTTTCAGCTTGCTGTTAGCTCTCAAAGCCTTTTCTAATCCTTCTTCATTAGAAGCAGCATCCTCAAAATATCCACGCTTTAACATGATTCGATTTTGCTTTATTTTTTCTTTCAGCAAATGTTTTGGCACTTTGCTTCGTTCAGTCATTCGAATTTCAAGAGTTGTCATAAATGGCGTTTCCCCACCTAAATTCATTAGATATGTCCGGAATTCTGAAAAAGTCATATTTGACAATTCTTTGCGCAATCTGATGCCGTAATAAGACAAAAAAGAAGACTCGATTAAATCAAAGTCTTCAACTATTCCGTAATACTGTTTTCCTGTGACTTCCCCTCGTCACTTTCCTCGCTCATATCGCTTTCAAATAATTTAGCTATAATGTATTCAATAAGCCCCTCGTAGACTTTAGTTGGCAATGTTTTAGAATTGATTTCTTCTCTGTCTTCTTTGCTGAAAAAAATAGCAAAAATATCATCGTTCGTTGCTACAATTCCATCTGTGATAGTCATTAACAGTTCATGCATGTTTTCATTATCTGGTATTGTGTGTTCGTCATCACTTTCATCAGCTTTCAGTTTCGGCGCAAGAACTTGTCCTAAAATTTTAGGTGCTTCATCCAAAAGCGCACTGTATTTAATGTGTGCTTGTGCTGAAATGTCCGCATAATACACTTTTTCGTTAATTTTCAAAGGAAGTTTTACTTCATTTTCGTTAAAATTAAATGATTTCATTTTTGTCCTCCAAATTAGTAAAAGCCCTCACTCAGAGGGCTTCGTATTTTGTTTATTAGGCAGATGTTACAGAAACAGAAACGTCATTTTTAACCGATGGTTTCACTTTGGATGCAACTGTGATTTTAATTGCAGTTACTGTTGTAGCAACTCCTGTTAAAGTTCCATCACTAGCTACTGTTGCTTTTGCTTCATCAGATGAAGTGAAAGTTACATCTTGCGGAGCACCTGATGGCAATACGCCTGCTGTAATTTTAATAGTTTCTCCAACTTTTACAGTTTTAGAGGCGCTATCTACCGTTACACTTGTTGGCTCAATGGTAGGCGCCGGCGTAAAAACCGGCGTACCATTTGAATTCTGTGTGGCAGAAAATGAACCAATATCGTTCGCACCACCACCACCAAAATCATTAATCCCGATTGGTCCAGTGATTTCATACTTAGAGCCTGCTGGGAATTTAACCACAATTGTTTTTTCAGCTTCAGACCCAACTTTATCCCACGTTTCACGTAATTCATTTTGTCCTGGATCTGATTCATTGTATTTCCCATCCAAACCTAACTCCATAGCAGCACCTGTTTTTACCGCACGTTCAAATACCTCACCAATTGTTGTATATTGTTCCACATTTGAGTTCAGTGAAATGTCTAAAGTTTCTAAGTCTTTGATTGAAACACCATCTCCGCTTTCCCCTGAATCTTTAACCGAAATTTCTAATTGTTTAACTGCATAAGTTGCCATTAACTTACATCTCCTTTTCAAATAATATTGTTAGTTGATAAATCAAACGACCATCATCGTCATAATCGACTTGTCCGCCGCTTGCTACATCTGTTGCTACTACCTTCTGATTTTGGATATTCAGCTCAGAAGGGTTTGTTAAAAGAAAGTAGTTACGTAATAAATCGTATGTTCGTTTGCATTGAATTGTGTTTTTGTCATAAATTAAAAAGCCGATGCTCTCACGAACACGACTTTGCGTTTGTACTTGCTTGTTTTGAAATGTCGGTGCTTCATTAATTACTACCATTGAATCAAGCCCCGTTTGTTTAATGAATCCAAGTGTTTTTATAGCTGGAAATGTTTTTTTGAAATGTGCTACCAAATCTTCAATCATAAACGCATCCCGCCCTCTACAATTTGGTTAATACTCTGAATTCCATAACTTACAGCCATTTCGTACCAACGTGGATCCCGACGATTTTCATAATATTGTCTGCGGGCATAAGGAGTTAAACTAAACACTCTAGCTACAATTGAATTTTTTTGGATGATAATTTTAAAAGCCGAACTTCGTCGCAAGTCTCCATACAAAATCGGTGTAACAGGCTGTGCTAATTCAACCAATTCTCCCCCAGCCTTTGCAGCCGTTGACAAAGCTTTATTATGAATATCATCTATGACTGCATCTTTAAAACTACTAAAGCTCATGCTCGGTCACCTCTCCTACAACAATTTCGAAATGGTGAATACTTCCATCAGGATTTGGCGGGAAAGATACGCTCTGGACCTCACCTTTAATTAAACAATAGTCAGGAATTACAAAAGATACATTGTCTCCTTCACTCACAACAAAATTTAATTTGTTACAAAATAAATTAACAATATATCTTATGTTTAACCCTTCCTGTGTTTTATTTACGAGCTTTTCAAACTCATAGCGAAACATTGATTTATTAATTGCATCTGGTAAAAGATTTCCAAAGTCATCGCGCCCACTATTACTAGTTATAGTAACTTCTGTGTTTAGGATAGCTTCTGGAATAGGTGGTAATTGAAAGCTCATTAACAGCCACCTACTCCCGCATAAAGCCAGCCACTAGATAAAAGCAAATCCATCACTTTGTCTGGAACGTCAGGTATAAAGTTGTTCGAGTTTTGTGATTGACCACCCATAGTTAATTTACCTAGTGTAAAGTTACCAATGCCAATAAACTCACCATATTTCTTGATGTGTTCACACTGCCACGCAACAGCTTGCTTAATATCATCATCTACATTGTCAAGGTCTACGATATTAGGCATAATTTGCTTGTCAATTGCTACAGAAGCGGCTTTTATTAAATTATCCGCTTCTGTTAGTTCGATACTTAAATTTGTTAGACTAGCTAACTCACTTGGCGTAATATACGTTTTCATTTACTCACCCTCTTTGTTTTTGGGCTCCTTTTTACTCTTAGATGGTTCTTTTTCTGGTTCTTTATACTCGAACTCTTCAAAACCATCGTTTTTTAACTGCTTAATTAATACTTCATTGTCGGTATTGTATACTGCATTATCTTTTCTTAATTTCATAAAGAACTCCTCCTTAAGCTATTGTAGAGGCAATTACCCCGTCTTTTTGTTGTTCTTTTACAAAAATATCATGATAAACACGATATTGATATAACCATCCGTCACCTTGTCCAACGGAACCTGGCGCATGAAGGTAAATAGAAGCATGTTTAGTACCGCCAATAACAGAACCTTTATTAATTAGTAAATAATTAAGCTTCTTAGCGCCAGGCGCTGGTGTATAACCATCCGTAAAATCAAAAGTATCATAGAAACGATCTTCTGCTTCAACTTCAACAAGTTTAACTCCATCAATTCCTGTAATGCGCGTTTCTAAGCTAGAAGGCCCAATATTTTGATTAGAGATTGTTCTAGTAAAGTCTTTACTTAGCTCTAATGCAGCCATAACGTCTGGTGACACATACATAACAAGATTTTGTGTACCGTATTTTTTAACTTTTCGAATAGCTGCTTTAAGTGTACGAAAAACATTTTCTTCTGTGATTGCTTCGTCAGCAGAATGACCATTATTTTTAGCCGCTGTCGCTAACTTAGAAAAACGATAAGCGTCGACTTCTGGCGCAGCGTGCGCTGAATTAAATTCTTTTGTTACATTAGCAGCTGTTAATGCTTGCCCTGTTTCATCTACATCCATAACATCTACAAAAAACTCTACATCTCTATCAAACGTAATAGTATATGGAGTATTCGTATTTGATGCCGAACCTTCGTTATATCCTTTGTTTCTAGTGTGCGGTTTTAGTCCAGTTGTTGAAATCGTTTGTATTTTAAACGTTTTTGCATCTAACCATAAAAGGTTAGGTGTTTCTAATTCATTTGTGTAAGTGCCAAAGACTAACTTCTGGTCGAGCTCCTTACCGTACTTGTCTACATAGTTAATAGCCATTTTGCTATCTCTCCTTTTCTAATTATGAATTTAATGCTTGAATGAATGGGTCTGTAGCACTTGGCTCACTTGCATTGCCTAGTCCTGCTCCGATTGGTGGAGGCGTGTCACCATCATCAGATTTTGCAATCCATTCCGGATATTGCTCTGCGAATTTCGCTAAGTTGTCGTCATTTCGCTCTTCATCCCCAAAAAGCTTCGTAAACGCTTCGTAACGTTCTTCTTTTACGCCGCTTTCTTTTAACTTACTGTGCCACTCTGCCGTTTGTTCTTTCTGAACATATTCATCCAGCTTTGATAGTGCCTCGTCTTTCTCTTTTTGAAGTTTTTTCAATGCCTTTTCAGATGAATCATGTTCGCCCACTTGATCGTTAAGCTGATTAATTTGGTCGTTTAACTTCGTGATTTCTTCCTCATGCGCGCTTTTGATGGTTTCAATCTCTCCATTAAATTTCTTTTTTTCAGCCGCTAAGCGATTCTTTACAATTTCATCCAGTTCTGCTTGGTTAAAATTCTTATCGTCCCCACCTTCAGCAAAATGTTGAATGTCAAACTTACGCTGTAAATAATTCTTCATATTTCCTCCTTTTTAAGCTCTGAGTGAGCCATCCCTGTCTATTAGTTGCCGGCAGGTAGGCAAGGTTTTTATATCAAGCCAAACAAAAAAAGCGTTCATTTAGACGCTTTTATAATTTCTCTATCCAATTCTCTTTCTAGGAACGGATTAGTATTTAAATGTTCTTGCAAAGCTTCCTCCCATTGCCTTACTTTCCCAGCTGTATATTGTTTAGAGGGACCTTCTGCAAGTATATCTTTTGTTTTCCAATCACGAATGCCGCGCTCGTAGTACCGTTGCTTACTTTGCGCTTCGTATTCTTCTTCATCATATGGTATAGGCTCGTCTGTTTCGTCACCTTCGAAATACGAATATAAAAAATGGTGGCAATTTGGATGAAACAAGCCATCGTTTTCCGCTTCTTGTAATGTTTTATATTCATTGCTTTCGTAGTTAACTGATAGCACTTCTCCTTGCCAAGGAGCACAACGCGGACAACTTCTTACGTGAGCTGACACTTGAACTAATTCGTGCTCATATCTTCCAAGAACACGTTTCATGGCATTTAAACCAACATTAAAAAAAGCACCTCTTGAAGCCATTTCCATGTAAGCTCCTGGTCGGTACTTTCTTCCAGACTGATCTATAACATTTCTTATGCCATCACCTAAAACATTAATAAGTGATGTTGCGATAGCATATTTTAAAACTCCATTGCTATCTTTTGTTTCCTTAACCACTTGCTTGTACTTGGAGGGCGCGATTTTTTGCCAATAATTAGCCATATCTTCCGAAATTTGGATAAGTGCATCACTTTCAGATAAATAGTCGTCATTTTGTATATCAACCTCTTTCTTAGTTTGATATCTGGCTTCCATTTCGTCCTCGTATTCATTCACGCAATCAAGATAAACACGATACGTTAGTTTATCTATTTTATTTCTCGTTTCGTCTTTGAAAATACTTATATGTGCTTTCAATTCTCTTTTAAACCTTATCAAACGCGACTGCTGAATGAATTTCCATTTTGTTGGATTCTTAGCGCCATACATAACATGCTTCTTTATCAGCAAAAGTAAGTCTATTTCGGCATTATTAAAGTGGTTTCGTAAGATAGATGCTTCTTTTTCGAAATCAACCGGTGCATGATGGCTCATCTAATCACCCGCCTTTCGTTTCCATTCCCCCAATTGCTTCCGGGTCCGGAACCTCTCCGATTGCGTTTTCTAAATAGATGCGTTTTACTTCCGCTTGAACCTCTTCATCTTCCCATTTTGGGTGGATTAATTTCACCTTTTCTTCTACACTCATCGCTAATGCGCTGTTCATATTGTTTAAAGTACTAGAAAGTTCATTCAAATTAACCGTCATTGGGTCTGGAAACTCAATTATTACCCTAATTTCATCACGCATTATTGCTTTTTCTTTATTGTTTGTTCCGCCAGTTAACAAATATAGGAAGTCCCAAAGCATCTGTTCGTAAACATTTTGAATAAGGCGTTTTTTCTTCTCAATTTTACGCACTGTCGCGTCTTGTAAACTCCAAATTTCGGTCGCCTTAACTTCTCTATTACCTAGATTAAAAGTAGCGGGATTATAACCAGATTTCGAAACAGCTTTCTGAGCAAAATATTCCATCGTTTCGCGATAACTACCGTCTCGGAAGTCTCCTTGCATGAATTGAATCATGTCGTTTAATTTCGCACCAGCATCTAATGTTCCTTTGAATTGCATAAAGTAATCTTCATCTACATTCATGGACCATTCTTCTTTATCTGTGCTCTTATTAACTTTTTTCCTAAACATTCGTTCGCTAGCCGCTATTTTTGTTTTTGTTTTCTCTCCTTCGCGCATATAAACAGTGAAAAAGTAATCTACGGCAAATAAATAATTGGTACATTGCGATAAGTCAGATTCCCCAAGATTAAGATGTGGGTATCTAGTATTGCTTGGGCTATTATTTATTAAATACGCGCCCATACTCTTTAAACCAATTGATACAGAATGATTCAATTGAATATCATTTGTGTGCAGATAGCTTGTAATCTGTTCTGGTAGTCTCTCCGCACTAATAGGAGTAGTTTTATCACCATCGATTTTAATAACAGAATATGTTACAAAACCTCCAGATAATTTTTTCCCTTCCTTGTCCCATTGTTTTATTTCTCTGCTTTCAACTAAATAATAAATATCTGCTTTATTGCTTGTGGGTATTTCCTCAAAGAAATTAAAACGAAATGGCTCATTGTTTTTAAAATCTATCCAAAATTGGCTGGAGCTATGAACGCTAAGAGATGGTCGCCCATTTAAAATGTTAATCTTTACAGCGGATACTCCGCTCCCCCCTGCTAATTCAACAATTTTCACGCTCTTACTATCAAAATTATCAATCCGTAATGCTTCTTTCAGTTGCTTTGTTAAGTTTTCATCCTTACTGCCATTAACCCCTGTTACATCAATACTTAAAGGCTTTCCAGATATATACTCAGCCGCAACAACAACTATCTCATTGCCTGTTCCGGAATTCATTAACTTATCGTGTACTGTTGGCACATATCCTTGAGCCCACAACGAAGTTAAATAGGAGTCTTTGCTCCATTCTTTTTGATTATCTGGAATAAGCGGCAGATATTTTGGTATTAACTCCGGTTCGCTTCCATTAGGTTTTCCATTTAGCCAGCCTTTAATAAAACGTGTCATTACACTCCAAACACCCATTTAATCACTCCTTTCTATATATCTTCATAATTCCTATAAAAGTAGTTTGTAGCATATCTGCTCGTGTCCATCGCATGGTTATTCTTATCAACTGGCTTTCCACTGTTCTCGTCGCGTACATACATACCAATTTCTTGTAGCCAGCTGTAATGGTCATATTGATCGTTAAGTTGTTCAACAAGCAAGTAACGCCTTTCACTTAATAGCGACTGCATCCGCTCAATTCCAACTTCAATACCCTGCGCTTTACCAGTCACATCATGCGCATTGTTGTCTGCTCCTGCTGTATCAACACCAACCTTTTCCAGTTCTTCACGTAGCCACCTACACGCTGGGTCAATAAAAACAGGCTCATTTACTGGTATTTCATACTCTTTCATACACCATTGAATGAATTGTTTTATCTCAACGGCATAGGTTGAACCAGCTTTTACTTCTCCTGTATCCCTACCACTGTGATAATAGGATGCAACTTGATTAAATTTGTATTTATAATGTCCGTCAGACGCATGCTCTGTAATTACATAGCACTCACAAACAGTAGCATCTTGTTGTCCTCCATCACCAAAAAAGACCATCTCAATTGGATGCCCTTCTAATTTGGGTATTTGGTTTTTCTGCATATCAAATGTTTCGTAAATAATACCTTTTGGCAAAACTCGTTTACCATACCAGTCACGTTGCAAAAGGTAAGAGGAGTGTTTGACTTCGTTATATATTTCTTGTTTCCGTTCTTCTGAAAGAGCTGGATTATCCTTCGCAGTCCAATGCCGCCATTTGTAGCGACCTGACTTTTCATAGTTAGAAAAGATTTCTAACACTGGATGATTCGGTGCAGGTGGGTTCAATTCAGCTAAATGAAATCTATTTTTCGCTGCAAAGGTCCGTCGAAAACATTCTTCAATAAAATCTTTGTGAAGCAAATTGATTTCTAAAAACGTAACAGTACCCAATGACATACCAGTAATAGCACCCACGCTATTTACTTTCCCGCCACCTTTATAATAGATTTTCTTTGGACCGTTTGGAGAATGTATAAGCAAATGATCCCCATGCTCGTCGTGTTTCATTTCTGCAAGATTACCGAATATGTGCATCAATCCAAATCCATCGCCATCCATGAATAAGCGAAAGGCTTGTTCTTGGTTAAATGCAGCAACTAAGTGATTTTGATCTTCGGAAATAGAATAGATATAAGCCATTTTAAAGATATCGGCAGTAGTTTTACCGGATCGCGGAGTTCCTTCGTTGACTTCAAGCGTCACACCCCGAAAAGGGAATGTAATAGTTTCCTGTTGTTTGGGCGTAAATACTAGCTCATCAATTTTACTCAAGGTCTCCGTTTCCTCCTTTGGCAACATCTAATAGTTTATTAAGCAATGTAGTATCTTTTTCAGCTCCTTTAATAAGAGCTGTGCGGGCCTGTATATTATCTGTTGATGCAATAATTTGATTAAGCTTAGCTTTGCGTTCATCTTGCTCATCAGCAATGGCAATAAATTGCTTAATTAACCCACTCAGTGTAGACATCGCACGACTTTGCGCATTTAAAAAATTCGCCTGTTTATCCCAAGCGAATTGATACTCGTATTTATCAGAACCACTATCCCCGAACCCCACTTGCGTCTGGACTCTCGTTTCATCCTCAGCGTTTTCCACCCACATAATTTTCTGTGCTCGGATAATAGCGGCGTATTGTATTTGTATTTGCCCCCAAATTAAATCAGCAGGTTCTTGTTGATCCATCATACTAATAATATCTATCGTATCATCCGGAAGATATTTAGAATACAGTCCGTGTGTACGTGCGTTTTGATTCCCTTTAGGAGCAGCGCCGCCTTTGTTGTTCTTAGCATTCCCATTCCCTTTCATTGAATAGTAACGCTCCTTTTGATTCGTAACGTTACTATTACTGTTATCACTCCAGTTATCTTCCGATTTCCATTTCCTAATCTGTGATGGTTTACAATTTAACTTACTGGCAATTTCCACAAGTGGCATTGTCTTATCTGAATCAAGCCACATTTTCTTTGCTATATCTCTGTTTGGGTTTCTTGCTCTAGCCACTCACTTCCACCACCTCGCATTCTGTGTTTGTTTCGCTAATTAATTATTATCTTTAATCGTTCCTACAATGATGCTTAGCGCTTCTAAATAATCATTCTTAGCTTGTTCAAAAGACTTACCATTTAGCATAGCTAACCGCTCTATTTTCATGTAATGAATCTGCGCTAACACAAAGCTTTGTTCTTGTTCTGAACCAGCAATATTTATTTTAAATTCTGGCTCTTTTCCTTTTACCTCTGTTATTCCAGCTTTTATAATGTCTCTCATGTAATTAACTCCTTCTTCGTTTTTTATTATATACTCGGCAAGGATTTGCACCTTGCATGAACTAATTAATTTGTTTTACAGGAGTTTTAAGCTAAGACATACGTTTCTTAGCCACATTAGTTCTATCCTGTGCTTCGTCTGCCTGTTCCGCCACGAGTATTTTTTATAAATGAGAAGTGGAGCGCAGACTCAATATATGATTTATTTTTGTAATCATCTTCACTTCTCACTAATAACATTTTATCACCTTTTTTTGCTCAAAAAGTGCCAGAAAAGTGCCATTTTCAATTCAACACTTCAATTCCTAAAGTAGTCGCCAACTCAATAACAGCCTTTCTTTTTTCACGTTTGTACTGTCTCTCCTCGTAAGGAATATCAAGCATAATAGTTATATCTTGTAAGTTATGAATGAACTTCTCAAACAGTATCTTTCTATGAATGTGCTCAAGTTGATTCAAAATAGCATCGTATTTTTTAACCGCTTCTTGTGCTGCATGAACGTTATCGACATTATGGATTGCAGCATCTTCTACTTTTGAATGAAATTCATTACTGAAATTCGGTGGCGTTAATTTGTATGTTGTCGTCATTGTTGGCAATTTACGACTTCCTGCCATTACACGCAGCATTAAATAGTCTTTAAAGAACTTTCTTACTGCTCTGACTGTCTGAATGTAGTTAATATCTTCAACTTGTGGTAGATTGAATAGTTGTCCCATAAAGTCGCCCCCATCACTTTATAAATTTTCGATAAACTCCCTTATTTTTTCAACTTTTTCAGCTGTATCAATAAAAGATTCTTCGCTAATTGCTTCTAATTCAATATTATAATTAGCGATTTCTATGTCCTTTCCGTTACAAATTGCTTCTCTGGTAACTACATTTAATTTTTCAATTTGCATTTTCATCCTCCTAAAATATATTTCCCCAAATCCATGACACGCCTTTTACCAGCGCGCCTAACATAAATACAGAAAGCAGTATCCAGAAAGCCCAAAAAGCAATGCTTATAACTGTTATTCCGATTTTGTTAATCATATTCCACCTCCACGATCACACGGCTTTCTTCGTCTTTATCGACTATGAAGTAATCAGAAAAGCCCTCGATATAATTTAAGTTGTCGTTCTCTATAAATCCCGCTTCCATCATGCCATCGAAAATAAATTTTTTAGCAAAAGCAATATTGTCTGGATCTTTTTTCTTGTTAGGAATAATCCAAGTAAATTTAATCCGACACGGCGTAGAGAAGGACACACCGTGGCTCATGGCTCTTTTTACATAACAAGCGCAAATGTAGGTCATTTGTTTTTTTACTTTCGCAGCGGCTTGTCTGTGTCCTCTCTCTTTGTTTATATAAGTGTTTAAATCTGTTAACGGAAGAGGGATTATAATTTTGTTGCTAGTTGTGGTAGTCTTCGATAACTCTTGTTTCATAAATAACTTCTAACTCCTTGTCCGATAAATTGTTTAAATATTCGACCGTATGACTTGTATAATTAGCGATTGCGTCTATTAGTTCTTTCCTCTCCTTAGCTCTCATGTTGCCACCTTTTGACGCTTAGATAGCCCGTTCTTTCTTTTGAATTCCATTAGTGAACCTCTACTAATGCCAAGGCTTTCCGCTATCTGAGCATCAGTAAGTTTTTTACTTAATTGTCTGTATTCAGTGACTGTAAATATCGAAAGCAACTGTGTTGGCGTAGCTATACCTTTCACTTTATCTCCTCTTGCTTCCAGCGTTTCTAGTTTTTCAATTAGTTTTTTTCTATCTGCAAGCGTCTTGCTTTTTTCAATCTCAGTAATAACTTCCCATTGTTTTTCCCTTAATTCCTTTCTGTTCATTTTCATCGCTCCCCGTCATAAAATTAGATGCTCAAAATGGCAAATCATCTTCATTAATATCAATCGGCTTACCTTCACTTGCAAATGAATCGCTCTTCTGGCTCGTATCCGCTCGATATGAGCTTGTTTTATTGTTATTTGAATAATTAGTCTCGCTTTGATAATTATTCGATGTAGCGCCTTCTGCGTTGTTATTTTTAGGCTCTAAGAATTGAACTGTTTCAGCAACTACTTCAGTAACAAAAACGCGTTTTCCGTCGTTATCTTCGTAATTTCGAGTCTGTATGCGTCCATCGACGCCTGCCAAGCTTCCTTTTTTCAAGAAATTAGCAACATTTTCCGCTGGTTTACGCCAAACAACACATTGAATAAAGTCGGCTTCTCGTTCTCCATTCTGATTAGTGAAAGCGCGGTTTACAGCTAATGTAAAAGTCGCAACAGCTAATCCAGCTGGAGTGTAACGTAATTCAGGGTCTTTCGTTAATCGTCCTACAAGTACTACACGATTCATCATTATTTGCTTTCCCCCTCAAAATCTTTAATTTCTGGTCGCTCTCCGTGAGTTTCAACCATATTTTTTTTTGCTTTTTCAACTTCTTTTCTAAATTTGTCTAATCCATTTGCTTCGATTTTTTTCTGGATTAAAGGAATCACTTTATCTTTATAAAATTCAATTGCTGTATTGCGAGTGTTTACATCTAGTAAATCTATGAGATCGATTGGATAATTTAACAATGAAGCTCCACTAGATATTTCATTAACGTGCAAGAATACTTGGGTTAATGTCCTTTCCGGATAAATTGCAAAGTCTATTCCGTCAATAGTCACTTGCATTCCAGTCTGTTCAACCCACCCAGCTACCGTCGCAATTTGGAACACTTTATCTTTTTCAGATATTTTTATTGTGTTAGTCATTGTTCTCCTCCTATACAATCCCTAAGACGACAAATCCGTCTTTTTGCTCATAATCTGTCATGTAAACTACTTCAACAGCGATCTGAAAGCCTGAAAATTCATTGTTCCATTCGCGTAAAATCAAAATATCTCCTACCTGGAAATCGCGGTCATTTTTTCGAATTTCGAACGTTTTACGCCCTTCCATCACAGCTGCGAAATATTCGGGTGTTATTTTTAATTCGTGTGTTTTAGTCATCTATTCCAAACTCCTTCCGCAAACTGGGCAGTACTTGATATTAAAATAAGCTGAGTACTCCTCTTTATTTCTAACTATGTTAGTAACGAGTTCTTTATCACTTGTCAGCCAAATTTTATCTTGTGGATCCATTTCATCAACAACGCTTTCTCGTTTTTTCAAATCATCGTTGCAAAATTTACACATTATTCCGCCACCTCTTTCACCATGTAAGTTCCGTCATCATCTAATCTCAAACGATACTCTTTCAATGTTTCAGCTTCATCGTGTAACTGATCACTCAAATCTGTTTCTTTGTCATATTTATCGTATAAGAATGCTTCTACGTCTAACTTTATTAACGCAACATAGTAATCTTCATCAAGTTCTCCGTCATAGAAAACTTGCTTAGCATTTTCCAACCATTTTTTAGCTGTTAGGAAGTCCGTTGTCCACTCTGTTACTTCGTTATATGTTACTACTCCATATAAAATCATTCCGACACCTCTTCACTACTAACTGAAAACACATGTGGGTCGTCATATAAGGCGTTAATTGCAGACCGTAATTCGTTATCATCTTTTACCGTTCTTTCATATGAATCAACAATAACTTCCCCCATGAAACGCTGCTTGTATGTTATTTTATATACTTTATAATCTGTTTTTTTATCGTTCATTCCGCCACCTCCAACAAATCCGGATTTACTTCCAAAATAGTTGATTCATGTACAGGCGGATACATCAAATCGCCGTCCACGATCAAATCATATTTAGCTTCTCCACACTCGCACATGCCACAAAACATGATATGTCTTGTGTGCTTCTCTAATGCTTCTCTTAAAGTCATTTACTATGCCTCCCACAATCCTAAATTTTCGTGCACATTACCGATAATTTCGATTTCATTTGTTTCAGATTGCAGAGTTATCGCAAAATGCCCTACATCCTCAACTAGCCACGCGCCATTCAAAAATACAACCTTGCCTTTGATTGAGCTCCAATCAAGACGATCATAAACACTAATATCGACTATATCCCCTTCAAAAATCTTCTTGCCGTTTTTGTCTTTTAAACCTGTGTATTGCATCAGCACGACATCATCAAAGTTGTACCAGTCGACGCACAGCGGGCAATTTGGGTCTCCGCAACCACTTACGCCTACAGACTCTGTTTCGTTAAAGCACAAATCCGTAACAGGAAGCATTTTCTTAGTTTCTTTTACAAACACTCTAAATCCAATCGCTCTCATGCTTCACCCTCCGCTTCCTCAACAGGAACAGCAAACTGCCAATAACGTTCGTCCATTCTTTTTATCTTCGATTCGGTCAACATAACTGCATCTGTTTTTGATTGTGACAAAGTATAGTCCATTCTGTTTGTCACATAACCAAAATGCGGTAACTTCACATAATAAAGCGGTTCTTTCTCGACTTCGTAGCCGTCAAGCCAAGCGCGGGCGAGTAGTTCTTGATTATCAGCTGATGAAATTAACCATTCGTACATTTCAGCAGACATATCAGAATCTTCATAGTCTAACAAACAAGCTAAATCGTATTCTCTTTGTTTACAGTGTTTTATCCAGTCATCGGCAAATTGCGGTAATACTAGCTCCGCCCCTTCCACTTTCACTAGATACTTTTGTAGCTTCGTAACTGTCACCGGAAATCCGTCAATCTGCACTTTGCACTTTTGCGTGTCGTTATAAACTTCTTCTACTGTCCCAACGCGCTTTTCGCTTCTTAAAATGAGTTCTACTCTGTCACCTTCTCTAAATCTCATGCTCTCTCCTCCTTCAAATTCAATATCCCCATTTCAAACAGCGTTTTGTAAATAGCCATTAATACATCTACCACGATGCTATTTCCGTATAATTTGTACAAAGTTGCATTCTTTTTGCCCGGTCGTGTCGGATATTCTGCAAGTAGCTTCGCATGATCTTCATCTGAAAATCCCATTAACCTCGAAACTTCAAACTCGGTTAAGTACCTGTATAGATTCTCATCAAGCTTCACGATACCTGCATTTGGACACCGATCTTGTCGCGTTGAAATCGTCCAGCAGTGCGTTTCTATGACATCCAGAAAACGATTATACTTTGCGTTTTTCCGCTGCATGTTCAGGTCTTCAATTTTGGTTAGCATACTGGGTATTTTTATTGTGTAAATATCATCAACATCAGTCTCTAGAAATTCGTTTATTGGGCGCATTGGCTCTTTCTTTAACTTTGAAAAATCAAATTGTGGACCACTTAAAACCGATACAGTGTAAATGCGTTCTCGCTTTTGCGGTATCCCAAAATCCATTGGATTCAACACTTCGTAACTATTCGTGTAGCCCATCGCTTCCATTTGCGCCAAATAATCTTTAAATGCGTGAATCATATCGCGGTCAAGCACGCCCTTAACGTTTTCCCACAAGACTACGCGAGGCTTCCACGCGCCCATATTTTGAATTATTTTAAGCGTTTCGAATAATAGTGAACTGCGCGTTTTATCTTCACTACCACCGCCCCAACGATGCCCAGCACGAGAGAAATCTTGACAAGGCGAACCATGAATCAAAAGGTCTGGGCGTAAGTTGTAACCCACAACTGACTGCGGTTGAATCGTTTTATCATATAAAGCGTTGTAGGCGCGTACTGCTTTTTCGTCAATCTCAACGTAATCAATCGATTTATGTTCAATGCCTAGATTTATTAGCGCTTTTCGTGGAGCGCCTATACCACCGAATAATTCAAGTATTTTAAGAGCCTTCACTATTTTTGCACCTCCTTCTGTTCCTCCGTAAGCCTTTGAGTAAGTGACAACACATATCTTCTTTCTACCGTCTCACATAAATTCAGACTGGCTCTATACTTAATTTCGTTAAACGTCATGTTTGTAACTGCTTTCGCGTGATCGTAAATCGTTAAAGTTTTATCTTTGAACATTGCCGGATTTCGCAAAATAAATCTATACATTTTTGTAATGTGATTATAGTGTCGAATTTCCGACGGCTTTCCGCCAAGCCTTGACACGTGCCAGTAATATTTTCCCAAGAGAAACATCCTTTCTAATCAACTCTTAATGCTTAAACACAAAATCTCCCGCGAACATGTCAAGCGCAAATAATTCTTGCTCATAATAATCTATTGCAATACTATCTGAGCTGTCTTCTACATTGAGATTTTCGAGTCTTGATACTATACTTTGTCTAGCAATTCGAATTCCTTCTAATGAATCAAACGGGTTTTTGATTGTAGCTTGATAACTAACTGCCATTTTTTACTCCTTCCTAGCCGCTAACTGTGCTTTAATTTCCGCCACTTGCCTTTCCATCGCTTCTTTTTCTTCTTCCGACATCTCTGGCTTTTTAGGCGCTTCTTGCTGGTCTTTGTCGAACCACTCTGGCAATATTTCTTGTTTAACTGGCTTGTTGTATTTGTTGAACGGCTTGTTATATCTTTGCTCTAGCTCTATCTGTCGTTGTTTTTCCGCTGCATCAACATCAGCTATTGTTTTAAATCCTCTGCTTTCCCAGTTTTTAAGAATCTTATTAACGTAGGCGTAATTTCGTTTGTTAGCTCCTTGTTCTGATGTAACTTCTAAAGCCTTCATGACAATTTCTCGATTACCTGCAAAATCATCTACCCAAGCAAATAGTTTTTCTAGTTCGATTGGAAGCATCATTCCGAATCCATTTTGTTCCCAAAAATCCTTGAAATTTAAATCGCTGTTGTTAATATCTTTCTTTAATTCTTTAATTCTTAAGTTCTTTAATTCTTGTTTATGTCCCTTTCGTTGTACCATTTGATGTTCTTTCGTTGTATCTTCCGTTGTGTCAATCGTTGTCCCTTTCGTTGTTCTTATTTCCTCAGAAATGCCTTGAAAGTCGTTGTAATTACTGATTTCGTACGTTGTCCCTTTTTGTCTACTTTTAGTTATCGTTATCATGTCATTTTTTTTCAATAGTTCTAAGAACTTTCGAACCTGTTTTCTGTCCGCATTCCATCGATTTGAAAGCCATAATTCAGATGTATGTTTTTGTCCTCTTTTTATCGTTATTAACTCTCCGTTTATCAAAATATCCCTATCTTGGTGATTGGCTAAAAGGAGCAAATCCAACCACCATTTTAAATATTTTTCATTCTCCCAAATCCAATGTTCTTGTAGAGAACGATAAATTTTTATCCAACCACTAGACATGCTCCTTTTCTCCTTTCATTTAGATCATTGACCCTTGAACCTCCGAACCAGCTTCTAACGTGTCAGACGGCGTTATGGGCGCATCTATGATATCTGGTATTGATTCATCTTCTGTAACGTCTTTTCGTTCTCTTGGCTCTGCTTCGTCCTCTGTAACCGCTGTTTGCATATCGATGGATAAAATTCCCCATTTACTTAACATGTTTCTAAGAATGGTCTTTTTAGCCATCGCATCATAATCTTTTTTCCATCCAAAGTCTGATTTACTAAATTTCTGTTTATGTGCTTCAATTTCTTTACGAGTCCAATAGACCGTTTTTTCAAAGCCATTAATTAACTGGAAATAGCCACAGTAACCAACGACTTTTTCACTTGTATTGTTGTCTAAATCTAGTTCGATTTCTTCGGTAAGTCGGTTCCATTTCAGTAGCTCACCTTCGCGCACTTCGATAACATTAATGCTTTTATATTGTCCTGTGCGTAGCGCTAACTGGATGTATCCTTTATAACCAAGTTGAAACTGTGCTCTGCCTTTATAAGGAACAATCCACGCATAACCTAAATTTTTGTCGATTGGTAAATCCAGTGTTGCAGCAACCATGGCGGAAGTAACAACTGTCATCGGGTCAGTTTTTTGTAAATAGTCGTCGCCATTATAAAGATTTAAAAGGGAAGTTAAAAATTGAGGCGCTTTTTTATCTAGTACCTTTTCGAATTTCTTGCGCATTGTCGGTGCTTCTAGCAAACCTTTTAAGTCTAATGATTGTGCGCTTGCTACTTGCCCTCCATTTTGTTTATTTGCTAATTGATTTTTTAATTCATCGTTAGTTGCCATTATTTATTCTCCTTCACTGCAAATTTTCTATAACTAGTTTCTTTACGTAATTTTTTGTAAATGTCTGGATGTTCTTCTTTTAAACGTTTAGTGTCTACTCTTGAAGTAATAACAGGCTTCCAAGTAATCGTAAATTCGTCTGCGATGGCTGTTTCAGCTTCTTTTAAATCATTCTTGATATTATTATCAATTTCTTTCTTTCGTGTCTCTAAAAGCTTTATATCGCGTTCTAAATTTGCTCTTTCAGCCAAAAATTCGTTGTATTTTTTTGATAAAATAACTTGTTTAGCTTCTGACTTAGCAAAACGATCTTTTAAATATTTTTCTGCGGCACTTGAACCGTCTAGAGCTGGCGCTACATATCCTTTTACGTTCGTTTCCCAAAAGTCTAACTCAAAAGCAATTATTTGATTGATTAACTCGTCATCGCGTTTAATTTCTTTCCAAATGAATTTATTTCCTCCAATAAGAACAGCTACATATGCTTTGCTTTTACCTGTGACCGCTAAATAGTGTTGTATTTGCACTAGGTAAGTCGCTGGTACTTCGTCAGCTTCCCATTCTTTTGCTAGATATGCTGATGCTGTTTTACATTCCAAAATAGCGTCTTCACCAACCACAAACCTATCAACGTTCGCCAACATAAAATCATGCTCTGGATGTTGATACATCATGTTGCTACGTCTTACTTTCTTTCCAGTTCGCTTTTCGAATTCTTTTGCGACAACTTCTTCCATTTGATTGCCCCAGTATGCGGCTTCTCCCGCTGATTCATCTGGCAAAACTTGGTCTGTCTTATCTAGCCACAGCTCAAATGCTGTTTTGTACTGATTTAACCCCATGATGATTCCCGCATCGCTTCCACCGATACCTAGGCGCCGAGTCAGCAACCATTGTGTCCTATCCATGTCTTTTACGCTCGCTAAAATGTTCATTGTCTTTTCTTTTGCTACAGCCATATATGTTACCTCCATTGATTTTTTAATGGACCTGAGGTATAATTTTCTTAAGGTAATATCTCAAATCCTTAAAGCGCGCACTGCTATGCGTGCTTTTTTAATGTCTAAAATCATCGTCCCAAAGATCATCAACAACCATCGGATTCTCAACCACGTTTATCACTTCCTCTCAGCCAAAAACCTGCGATTACAGACATAAACGACACGAAAATCATTACCATAAATACATCCATTATCTTGTGACCTCCTCATAACCCTTTAGTTTTAACTCTTCGATATAGTCCGTCATTTTCTCGCATCCTGTTTCAATTAAAGCTATCTTCTGTCTGAAAGCCGGATTAGCTATCATTTTCGTTCTGTCGTCTATGAAAATCTCGCTATTCCCGAAAATCGTTTGCTTACGAAAAATTCGCTCTGCCATTGTTGTAGCCTCCTAAATTAAAATTAGAATTAAAATCAAATTACATAAGTTTATTAACGCTAATGCCGCCGCTACTATTACTAAGATGCTGAACAAAAGTTGGTTCTTCATATTGCGCGCCTCGGGATAATAATTTCGCGTAAATGTCCATTTACAAACTCTTTAGTGACTTCATATTTTTTATTAAATGCTTCAGCTCTTTTTTTGCGCTCAGATTCATCAATCTTTTTAAATCGCTCTTTTACAATATTGTTTATTTCTGTGAAATTAATATCCTTCGACTCGTAGCCTTCATAACTAGCCGATACTAAAACTTCGCTCATTTCCCGCAACTCCTTACCAGTCCAGATTTTTGATAATATTGATCACGTTTGTTTAAAACTTGTTGTAAATCTATGTTGAAAGTTCTTGCAATACTTGCGTTCAGAGTTAAAGCAGATGCAACTACATCTGTTATTTCTGAAATAGCTTGTTTAGCTGCTTCTCGTTGTATCATGTCGCCTTTTCTTAAATTGAACGTCATCGTCTCTAAGCCATTTTTCAGCGTGTTTATCGCTTCTTCAACTTCTAGTTCAAAGCGGTTGGTTAAAGAAGCGTGGTGGTTGTCTAAGCCGTCAAATAAAGGTGGTATCATTCCATTTGAAAATTCATGTGCGAATAAATATGTGCTTTCAGGTTCGTTGTAGCTATCAATTAAATGTTCTGCTTGTTCAAGTGAAACTGTACGCTTTCCTTTTAACTGATTACTTATTAATGCTGGCGTTACATAACTATCAATCGCTAGCTCTTTTTGCGTGCGAGTTTCTGCTAAAACTTGCATCGCGGTTGGTGCTGATATTGATTTTTGAAACATAATATCTCAATCCTTTTTTGTTATTTTTTTAGCGACAAATTAACAACTTATCGTTATATACTATTGTTAGTCGCTCCCCGTGACTAAGTTGTCTGTTTGAGCGTCGTTGTGGTAGGCGGCGCTCAATTTGCTACTAATGATTGTTCTAAAAACTTATTTACAAAGTACAGTTGACCTTTACCAGTCACTTTTGCTGTGATCGCTGTATGTGCCCCACTTGATCTCATAATTGCAGTTTCTTTAATCTTGAAAAGTCCAAGCTCCATGCTTTTCTGCGTCGGACGATTGTAGTCCGTTCCTCTTCTTGAAATGAGATAGCCGTTCTGGCGTAACCATTCAAACAAGCGCTTTTCCCCAATGTCTACACCGTTTTGTTGGATCAACTTAGCAAGATCACGGATTAAAATGGTTCCCTCTGTATCGCTTACAGCGTCTGCAAATAATACTTTCGGGCGTTGCGCTTCTATTTTTTGCTCAGCCTCTAATCGCTTGGACTTTTCTTCTTTAAGGTTCGTTGCCAGTCTGATTAAAAAGTCTGGATCAGTAATTGCCTTCTCGATTGTGTCATCTGTCATGTATGCGCCGTGTTTACGAATGGACGGTAAGACTTCATCCATTAACCAATTTTCAAATTTTTCTGCACTTGGTAAATCTGATCTTAGAACTAATCTATAAACATCAGATTCGCTTAATACCAGTGTTCTTCGTGGTCTACCTAACGAATCGTTCACCAATGATTCAGCAGGTTTTTTACAATGATCCCTCATAGCTTTTTGAGGATTGGAGTAACCTAATATTGATGCAACATCAATGCCTACAAAGAACGGTTCTTCATCAAGAATTACAGTTCTTACTTTGCTTCCTTCAAAATTGAAGAGTTTTAAATTTGACATTTTGTTCTCCTTTCTGTTCGCCCCTTCACAGTGCTATAGTTTTTGTGAAGGGAGGTGATATTTATGCAAAGAAATCATGTTTCCTCTAGTAGAATCAGAAGCGTTGGCTGGGAAAATGATATTTTAGAAATCGAATTTAATGACGGCTCTATCTATCACTATCACAATGTTTCTCAATCAGAGTATTTAAGTTTTATTCATTCTGGTTCACTAGGAACTGCTTTGTCTCAATTGGATAAAGTTCATAGTTATAACAGAGTTAATTAATCATTGCTTCGTGTCGGTTGTATCAGAACTGACACGGAGTGGTTCAAACGCTAAATCCTCAACAATTCTCACTCCATCTACAGTAATTACTACTCTTGTGTATGGATTAAATGATATTTCTAACTCCTTGATTATTTCGTTTCCGGCTTTTTTAATGTTGTCATTCATTTTTTAACCTCCTATTCTTTTTGGAAAAGCTTCACTTCACCTTAATTTCTAACGAGTTTATAGTCCTAGCCAATTCTTCAGCCAAAGAGTTGGCTTCGCTTAATCTCGTTCCTAACAAAGTAGCGTTTTCTATGGAATCATCTACTCCATTTAGCTCTACTTCCATTTTGATAATTTTTAGCTCTTGATCTTTTTCAAGTAAATCTAAAATGTTTTTTATAGTGTTGTACTTAACGGATACTCTATTTTCTTTTTCATTACCATTTTCTAAAATTGTTTCTAATTTAATAATTGCTTGTTTGATGTTATTCATTTTTCTTCCTCCTCTATTTGTTTTAAAAAAGCCTCTACTTCTAAACCATCCACATCTATTCTTTCTGGATAGCATTCAATAATTAACTTTGGTCGTTTACCGCCTAGTATTTCTAAATGAACACCTGTTACAAATCGTCCTACTTTCCAGTCACCAAGTTGAATGGCATTATATGCAGACCCATCTTCTCTTTGACTAGTTTTGATTGACAAAGTTAACTCTTCGTTACTCATGTTCTAGCCTCCTATTTTCTTTTGCCCAAATCGCCGTTAGTTTTTTCCGATAATCTATTAACTAATGAATTAATTTCTGAATAAAGTTCCGGCAAAATACTTAAATCACTAAAATCTTCTCCAGTTATACTTAATTCAATGGTGAGTACTGACTCTTTTCTGTTTCTCTTGGTTAGGAAAGAGTTTGTAAATGCAATTTTCCTCATTTTCTAGCCTCCTATTTTAGTTAATTTTTGTGACTTTTCGTTACAATTCTGTCAAAAAAAATTTCATCCACCTTTCTATTGTATAACTTTGCAATATTAAACATTAGTGTTAAGGACGGATTTCTAGATCCATCTTCTATATATCCAAGATGTTGTGGCGTTATCCCCAAAGATCGTGCTACGCTTGCTTTACTTCTCTCTCCCCTTAGTTCTTTAAGGTTGTTACCCATAAAATGCTCACCCTCTTTCGTAACTTTATGTTACTTTATATATATTAATATACACGTAACTTTACGTTACGTCAAGAGAAAATTGTAACTTTTTTTTACATATTCAAATTTTAATTGAACGTAACACAAAGTTACTATATCATTGTGGGTACAGGAGGCGATTATATGTTCGGTGACAGATTACGTTCATTACGCGAAAACAAAAATCTAACTCAGCAAAAAGTAGCTGATGACTTGAATATAAAAAGAGAAAATCTTTCTAATTATGAAAGAAATAAAAGAGAACCCGATTACGAAATGCTGAAAAAACTAGCTGAATATTACGGAGTATCACGCTCATATATATTAGGTGAAACAGATAAAAAACAATATTGGGAATTGGATGACAAGGACGAACGAAGCATTCAAAAAGATCTTCAAAAAATGATTGACGATCTGTCTAATTCAGACGCCTTTGCTTACTCGAAAGAAGATGGAGAAATGGATGAAAATACAAAAAAACTATTAATTATGTCTCTTGAAAATTCGTTAAGGATTGCAAAAGAAGAATCTAAGAAACGATTTACTCCTAAAAAATATCGAAAATAAATTAGGTGGGATAGTATGGAGATGAGTGAATTTATACAGCAACAGATACAAAAGCTTGTTAATATTCATGAAACAAGAAATCCGTTTTTAATTGCGAAAGAAAAAGATATTCTTATATTAAAAGAAGACTTAGGTGAAGTTTACGGTTATTATAATAAAATAAACAGAATTAAAATGATTCATTTAAATAACCTCTTTTCAGATGAGCGGCAATTGTTTACTTGCGCTCACGAACTATGCCACGCTCTTATACATCAAGATGAAAATACCCCCCAACTTTCAAAACAAACTATTGTATCAGAGTGGAAAGTTGAAAAAGAAGCCAACTATTTTGCAACACAGCTGCTTATAGACGGAAGCCATTTAGAACATTATATTGATACTACAGATAAAATAATTAACTTTTATGGATTACCCGAAGAAATGAAAAAATATATATAAGGGAGTAGATGAATATGAAAAAATGGATAGTTTTATGTTTTATATTATTGCTTAGCTTAGTACTATATGCGTGCGGAGAACCAGAACTAGATATTAGTGATAGTACTGGAAAAGGATATTATTTAAACCAAACAGGAAAAACCTCTGATAATGCAAAAATAACATTAAAGGATGAAAACGGGGACTCAAAAAAAATCGAGACAGATAATAATAGTTTTACTATGCTTTTTCCTAGACTTAATTCGAAAGCAACTTATACCGTATTAGCTGAAAAGGACGAAAAAACCTCGGAGACCGAAATTGTTGTTCCAAAACAAAAAAAACTTGTTTCCTATGAAGATTTACAAGGACAGTTTAACTATATTTTTGAAACAGAAGATGATTTATCTATCTCTCTTCCTGAATCAGTAACTAGTGACGCTGAAGTAACTAATGGATTTAAAATAATGTCTGATGGTAATAACGTGATGTCGTTACTATTAACATATAGCTCTAACGATAAAATAGGTATTACAGATTATAATGATTTTACTTATTCAATTGCTGCTATTATGATGTCGTTAGATTCGGAAAATAGTTTAGATAAAGTTCTTGATGCTTTAAATAACAGTATGGATAATCAAAAGGAAAATAAAGTCACAGTTAATGATATTACTTATCAATTTTCTACAATTAACGCTGGAACAACAAATATAACAACTTTAGAGATTTTCCCAAACTAAAGAGAGCCTCCGGGCTTTTCTTTTTTACCGAAAAAAAGAACGTATGTGCGAAAGGAGAATGAGAATGAAAGCGGCTATCTATATAAGAGTATCTACACAAGAACAAGTAGAAAATTATTCAATACAAGCACAGACTGAAAAGCTAACGGCTTTATGTCGTTCTAAAGATTGGGATGTGTACGATACGTTTATTGACGGTGGATATAGCGGTTCAAACATGAATCGTCCGGCGCTAAATGAAATGCTAAGTAAATTACATGAAATAGATGCAGTAGTCGTTTATCGACTAGACAGACTCTCCCGCTCGCAAAAAGATACTATTACACTAATTGAAGAGTATTTCTTAAAAAATAATGTAGAGTTTGTTAGCTTATCGGAAACGTTAGATACTTCAAGCCCGTTCGGTCGTGCAATGATTGGTATATTATCAGTATTCGCACAGCTAGAGCGCGAAACAATCCGAGATCGAATGGTAATGGGTAAAATTAAGCGTATTGAAGCAGGTCTTCCGTTAACGACTGCGAAAGGTAGAACATTCGGCTATGATGTTATAGATACAAAATTATACATTAATGAAGAAGAAGCAAAACAGCTACGATTGATTTATGATATTTTCGAAGAAGAACAAAGTATTACTTTTTTACAGAAAAGACTAAAAAAATTAGGCTTTAAAGTTAGAACATATAATCGCTATAACAACTGGCTAACTAATGATTTGTATTGTGGTTATGTATCGTATTCTGATAAGGTGCATGCTAAAGGTATTCACGAACCTATAATCTCTGAGGACCAATTTTACAGGGTTCAAGAAATATTTTCTCGCATGGGTAAGAACCCGAACATGAATAAAGAATCATCATCACTATTGAATAATTTGATAGTTTGCGAAAAGTGCGGATTGGGCTATGTGCATCGCGCGAAAGATACAGTATCGCGAGGAAAAAAATATCATTATCGTTACTATAGCTGTAAAACTTACAAACATACGCACGAGTTAGAAAAATGTGGAAATAAAATTTGGAGAGCGGATAAATTAGAAGAAATCATAATAAGCCGCGTGAAAAATTATAGCTTTGCAACTAGAAATTTAGATAAAGAAGATGAATTAGATAGTATAACTGAAAAGCTTAAAACAGAACATTCAAAGAAAAAAAGGTTATTCGATTTATATATAAACGGCTCTTATGAAGTTGCTGAACTGGATAAAATGATGGCGGATATAGATGCGCAAATTAATTACTATGACTCGCAAATAGAAGCGAACAAGGAATTGAAGAGAAACAAGAAAGTGCAGGAATCATTAGCAGAATTAGCCACTGTAGATTTCGACTCGTTAGAATTCAGAGAAAAGCAAATATATCTTAAATCAATAATCAATAAAATCTACATTGATGGAGAACAAGTCACTATTGAATGGATTTAG